CCGAACCTGAAGTTGAATTCTTCCAATCAAAAGCAGGGAGATAAAGACGCAGAGCGTCTCGTGAAGCAACAGGCCGAAGCATACAAGACCATCAACCTGGAACTCGATAAGAAGATTTCGAAAGTCCAACAAGGTCAGACTGAAGCCGAGATCGAAAATGCCCTGGCTAAAACAGGCCTTACGCTTGAGTCTGAAAAAGGTCAGGCACTCGCGGCCCGCGTGCGTAAGTCCCGCGAAGAAGCGGACATGCTGCAGAACATCAATAATCTCGTGACGCAGCAAAAGGCGATTCAGGATCAGATTGATTTTGCCAAAGCACATGGGAGCACAGAGCAAGTCATCGAACTGACGGCAAGGCTGCAGGATGTCAACAAAGAACTGTTCATGTCAGCGCAGGGCGCGATCGCGTTCTATCAAGGCATGAGCGGTCCGCAAGCCGATGCTGGCATCGCAAAGATGCAAACGATCCTTACGACGACACAGAAAGTGCAGAAACAAGTTGCCGATGCTGCAAGCATCAACAGCATGATCGCGCAGGGTGGTACGAAAGCATTCGGCGATATGAGCACGGCAATTGGCGAAGCACTCGACCATACGAAGTCGTGGGGCGATGCCTTCACCGCAGTGGGCGATGCGTTCCGTAACTTTGCAGCCGACTTCCTGAAGAAGATTGCCGACATGATCTTGCAAGCTGCACTTCTGAAGTTGATCACAGGATCAGCGACAGGCGGCGCAGGTGGTACAGGTAGCGCTGGCGCTGTAATCGGCACATGGATCAATGGCCTGTTCCATGACGGCGGCATCGCTGGCGTCAACGGCGGTGCGGTGCAAGTCAGTCCCGGCATGTTTTCCAACGCAGTGCGGTATCATAGCGGCGGTATTGCCGGACTGAAACCTAATGAAGTCCCGGCCGTTCTGCAAAAAGGCGAAGAGATACTGACGGCAAACGATCCGCGCCACATCGCAAATGGCGGCGGTGGGGCCAGCGCCCCGATGAGCGTGAAGATCGTGAATGCTTTTGATTCAGGCGAAGTCATGAGCCAGGCGCTGAATACCGACGTGGGACAGTCCGCGATCTTGAACGACGTGCGTTCGCGTCCCGGCGCATACAAAGCAGCGATGGGATTGACTTAAGGGGAATAAGAATGAGTTTTGAATCGGGCACCGCAACTAACTTCCAAGACCTGCGCGACAAGCTGGTGACATTCCTGACCACGGATAGCGACCTGGTTGCGGCCGGGCAGGAATGGGAAGTCGTTTGGACAGGCTCAGGGCGCATGCCGACTGCGCAGGAAGATATCGTTCTGCGCGGCCCAGGCCTCGCTGGCGCCGATCAGGTACTGGTAGGCCTGCGCAGCGATCCGCAGCCGACCGGCGACCGTTATAACTACGGCATTCGCGGCGTGGTTGGCGTCAATTCATCCGCCACCAATTGGGATCAGCACACCAACGCATCGGACCCGGTCTATTTTTATTGCGGTAACGTCGCGATGCCATACTGGTTCATTGCGAATGGCCGTCGTTTCATCATCGTCGTTCGTATCAGCAGCACCTATCAAACGGCGTACGGCGGTCTGTTCCTACCCTACGCGCCGCCGAATCTTTACCCCTACCCGCTCGCAGTCGGCGGCTGTGCCGCAGTCAACAATGGCCGCTATTCGGATACTGGCGATCAATTCCATTTCTTCTGCGACCCCGGTACTGCTGGCAACCTGAAGGTTCTTCGATACGACAACGTATGGGTCGCCTTCCAGAACTGGACGACGAGCGATACGCCCAATCGCCGCAATGCCAACCAGCGCACCGTGGCGCCGTGGAACCCTGGCTGGGGAACGACACACTACGCGCTCGATAACGTCACACAGGCTGTGTCGTATCGGCAGAACTTCCTGAACAAGATGCAGCCTGCTATCGGCGGCGATTACGCGCTGACACCCGTGTCGCTTGTCCATTACGTCGATCCAAAAGCGATCCTGGGTGTGCTGCAGGGGGTCTATCACATTCCTGGATTCAGTATCAGCGCAGAGTCGATCATCACACAGGATTCGAAGGACTATCTCTGCATCCCCGACATCTATCGGGAAGGCAACGAGTCTTACTGCGCTATTGAATTGAACGGGGATTGATAATGGCCTACGCGACTTATTCGGTTTCAAATGTCTTAGCCTTGGTACAAGCAGTTGCCGACTATGCCCAAGCGCAAGGCTGGACAGTCGTGCGAAGCGGCGCATCCAATTCGGTAGCAACGATCACGGCACCCGGCCACGCGACTTCCTTTGTCGTTAGCGCACTATCCGGGACGACGATACAGACCACACAATTGTGGGTGTACGGGCAAGGTCAGACAGGCAACCTTCAGGCTCGCACTGCTTTCCACGTTGTCACGACGAGCAAAGGTTCATGGGGCGGGCCACCGGTTCTCGCGCATTTCTTCACCGAACTTGGCGATAATCCTTGGTTCGCAGCGGCAGTCGATTGCGGCGGTGGTTCATACCGCAATTTCTGCTTCGGCTATTTGGAGAAGTTCGGCACGTATAGTGACGGCGCGTTCGTCAGCGGAACGCAGATGCCGGCCGCATATTACAACGGCGGCTTCAGCAGCGAAGACTTCATAGCATACCTGCTGACCGGCTGCGGCAGTTACAGCAATTCCGGCAATCGGGGTAGCGTTCTCGTCAACGGCGCATGGACGCCGTTTGCCGTGCAGGGCTTCAACGACGACGACCTGCACCTGGTCGGCGCACCGCCCTACTTCTGCCCGCTACCCGCTGGCTGGAATGCAGCAAACGCATTCAGCGGCTACACGCCGCTACTGCCGATCAACATCTATCGCGGCTCGCTCGATCGCACGAACGGCTTCTGGCAACCGCTTGGTTATCCGCCAGGCATCCGTCAGATTGATATGACGAATTTCGCGCCTGCTCAGGAATTCACGCTACCTGATAGTTCGGTATGGCGTGTGTTCCCCGCGATGCGTAAGGCCGACATGACGCCGCTGCCGGATGTCGAGACAAGCGGTCCGCTTGGTTACGCATTCCGTGTGTCCGGGGGCTGACGGCAATGGCATTGCTGATGCTACCTGCTGTCGAACTTGCCTTCAGCGAGGCGCTATCGAGCAATGTATATTTGCGCGACGATACGTTTTGGCGTGAGTCTGCCTTAACTGACCCACTGGATACGTTTGTTGGGCCGATGACGGGAGTTACCCCCACGATGGTCGAAAATAGCGGCAGCGGCTTCGTCGTGCCATCCTATACCGACCTCTTCTACGACAACATTTTCCTGATCCCGTCGTACATCAGCTACGGCGCCGTGGTTGAAACCAGCATCAAGACGTTTTCGATCTGGAACGCGCATCTCACCACAAGCCAGCTACTTGCAATCAATATTGAAGGTGGCGACGGGCTTACCCTGAGTAACCCGACACCTGCACCATCGACGTACCTGCCGCTGCAATACACGCAGTTCTCGCTGACAGCAACGCGGACTGGCCCGCCCATCATCAACGCCAATTACGCCTTCCAATTCAACGTTCGGACGGTCGAGCTTGCGGTGACAGGTATCCGCGCCGAGATATGGGACTTCCGGCCGAATTGGAGCGGTAGCTACAAAATTTCTTACGAATACAAAACCGAGATTATCAAAAGCCGTTCTGGTAGAGAGCAGCGCCGCGCCTTGCGTACGACCTCACGTAAAACGCTTGAGTACGAAGTGGATGCGACTGGTGATCGGATGTGGCGCCTGCGGGCGATGTTCGACGCATGGCAGGACAAGGGGATCGTTGCCCCCGAACTAACGAAGTCGGTCACGACCCCATCTGGAATGGCGCCAAACGGGCTATCGCTGACCGTCGATAGCGCCGTATCGTGGCTTTATGCCGGTGCGATTGTCGTGTTGCGCGACGGCGATCGTCAGGGCTTGCGTAGCATCCAATCCGTTATCGGCGACGAGGTGACATTCTCTTCGTCAGCAGTCGATGCATGGCCGGTCGATACAATCATTCACCCCGGCTTGGTTGGTCGTGTGCAGACTGATCAGGCGACCTCACATGAGACGAGTACGGTGGCGACACTCAGTTTCAAATATACAGTTACGCCTGGTAGCGAATTGATCGATAGCGGCACGCCGTTTGATCTTTACCACGGTAGCGAAGTGTTTCTGAAAAAGCCCAATTGGGCAAGCGCCCCTTCGATCACATTCCAATCCGATGTTGAAGAGATTGACTACACTCGCGGCATTACCGCTTATATGCCGCTCCTGACATTCGGCCGACGTGTGCTGCAGGCCACGTTTCTATCGAAGAGCCGCGACGAAGCGACCGAGATCGAGCAATTCTTTCATCG